CGCGAGCATCACCCAGAAACCACGCTCGACAATGCTGCGGGGCTGATGTTCGACAAGACGACATCTGTTGCGGTTGGGCTGGCGATGTCGGAGCTTCTTCGCCGAGCCTTCAACATCGAGGTGGAAGCGAAGGGCAAAAACCCTCCAAAGCGGCGTGGAGCATCGAAGCCTTCCTGATCGAATGGGTGGCGGCCGGTCTAGATCCGGCCGAGTTCTGGAAACAGACGCCGAAATCCTTTGTTGCGATCATGGAAGGCGCTGCACGCCGCCAGAAGCGTGAATTTGATCTGGCGATCATCGGGGCGTGGCACACTGAAGCGTTTGCCAGAGCGAAGCGGCTCAATAATCTGTCCGAGTATCTGGCCGACAAGCCGACGCGCAAGGCGCAGACGCCGGACGAGATGTTCGCCGCGCTTCAGCAGATGAAGGCGGCCGGTGCGCCGATGAACATTCGGCAAATCAACTAGTGCAGGGCTGGCCTGTTTGAGCCTCGCAGGCTCGCGTCGCGTCCAGGATCAGGTTCGTAGTCTGCGATGTGTTGCGGGTCGAGCAATAGGCGACTGCACACACCACAAGCAGCACCCAGAACAGCCGGTCGGGTCGGAAGCCGATGCGTGTCCGGCAATGCGGGCAAATCCGTGCCGCGTCCTGAATCCGTTCGGCGCAGCTCGGACACGTCCTCATGTTGGCAAAGTAACTTGAAGGAGTCGCAATGTCAGCATTGATCGGCGCCCTTCGCGTCTCCCTCTCTGCCGACACAGCCTCGTTCGAACAGGGCATGGCGAGGGCGCGCAGGAGCGCCGCCACGAACGCCACTGCAATCCAGAAGTCGTTCGGTGCGCTCAAGGCCAGCGTTGCGGGTTTTGCCAGCGCGTTAACTGTTGGGGCTCTGGTCGCAGCGGGCAAGGCTTCGCTCGAATATGCGAGCCACTTGGGGGAGCTTGCCGATACCCTCGGACTGACGACGAAAGACCTTCAGACGTTCAGCTTCGCTGCGGGCCAGGTCGGCATCTCGCAGGAAGAGCTTGAGACAGGCATCCAGAAGCTCACGATCAGCATGGGCAAGGCCCAGCTCGGTTCCAAGGCACAAGCCGACGCATTCAAGGCCATTGGGATCAGTATTGACGAGCTGAAGGGCAAGAACGCAGGAGACGTATTCAGGCTCATCGCCGATAGGCTGGAGAAGGTTTCCGACCGCTCGCAGCGCGCGGCAATCGAAGTCGCCCTGTTCGGCAAGGCTGGCGCGAAGCTCGACAACCTTCTGTCGGGCTCGCAGGGCAGGCTCAACGAGCTATCCGATGCGGCGGAGCGGCTGGGCATCGTTCTTTCAGACGATCAAATCCAGAAGGCGGATCAGACCGCCGATAAGATTCGCGCGCTACAGACTGTTCTGAAGGCGCAAATCGCAGGGGCTGTGGCGGATAATGCCGACTCAATCCTCGCGTTGGCCCACGCCCTAAGCGTTCTCATTGGAACGATCGGCGAATCCCTCAAGGGTTGGCGCATTCTCGTTGCCGAGTTCAAGGCCGGTGTCTCCGCAATCGGAAACCTGCAAAACCCATTCGCGGCGGCATCGGCTGCGCGCAAGCAGATCGGCTTTCAGGACGCACTTTCGCGCATCAATGCGGGAACCGCTTCGTTCATTAAGAAGCCGCGTCCCACTGGCGCGAGCATCGGCCAGTTTCTCGGCGGCGGCGGTGGAGGCGGCAAGGCAAACCATTCAGCAGAAGATGCAGAGCGCAAGCGCGTCGAACTGCTCCGCAAGGCGAACGACTTCCTGCAAGAGCAATTCCGCGCCGAGCAGGACATCCTTCAGGCGAAGAAAGACCTCTCCACAGATTATTCCGAGCAGACCACGCTAGAGGTTCAACTGCTCGACTCAGAGCGTGCTGCATACAAGGCGCAACTGGAGTATGAGGTTGCGTCGAAGGACAAGACTAAGGCGCAAGCAGATTCACTCCTCGCCCAATACGACATTGCCGACAGCCTCAAGCGCCAGAAGCTCATCGCGGACGAGCAGGAGCGGGCTCAGCGCGACGGCGCAATGCTCGCTTCACACGATCTCGACCGCAAGCGCGAGATTCTTGAGAGCCAGGAAAACCTAGCTACGACTCAGTCCGAACGTCGCAAGATCGAGCTCGAACTGCTCAAAATAGCCTACGAGCAGAAGCGGCAGGCCCTTCAGGACACCATCGACCATTCCAAGGACGAAGCGGCCAAGGAGGACGCGCGGCGCGACCTAGCCAATCTCAACACGACCTATGGGAACGACCGTCAAGCGGTGATGAACCAGACGGCGGGGCCGCTAGAGAGCTACATTAACGAACTCCCCACAACCGCGGACAAATGGAACGAGGCGCTTCAGAACGTCGCAGTTGACGGCCTGAAATCCGTCGAGGACGGACTTCTCGACATTCTTGATGGCACGAAGTCAGTTGCAGAAGCCTTCAGCGACATGGCGCGCAGCATCATCCGCGATCTTCTTAAGATCGCCATTCGGCGCTTCATCACGGCACCGCTAGCCAAGGCCCTCTTCGGCGGATTTTCCGAAGGCGGAATGGTCGATGGGTTTGCGGTCGGAGGCTTCGTAAGCGGGCCGGGATCTCCAACTTCAGACAGCATTCCCGCCATGCTTTCCAATGGCGAGTTCGTCGTCAATGCGAAGGCCACAAAGAACTTCCTGCCGCTACTGACCGCCATCAATGAGAACCAGATTAGCCGGATGGCGACTGGCGGATTGCCTATCCACCGACACCACCTCGGCCAGCGCCTCGGCATCGGGAATGGCAATCACAGCGGCGCGTCAGCGTTCATCTTCAACAACTACGCGCAAATGAGCCAAAGGCAGGCGCGCGAAACAGGGATGCAGGCTGCGGCAGGCTTCAGGGCTGAAATGGCTCGCTCTGCATCCAAGGGCTTTGGCTGATGCACCTGAACGTCCAGCTCACCCGCAACATCGAGATCGGCGCAGTCAGGGTCGAGAACCAAGACAGCCTCGAAGTGATTACGACGGACGGCGGTAAGGAGGTGCGCAATCTCCGTGCAGAGGACGAAGCGCGGCAGTGGGAGTTCTCCATGCCCACCGTGAACCTCAACGATAGCACTACGGATTACGACGCGCTGCGGCGGATGTGGACCGACACGGAGCGCGGCCTGCACACGTTCAACTTCTACGACTTCGTGGATGAGGAGCTGGTCAAGGTCCGGTTCGCCTCACCGCTCCAGATCACGGCACCGGCGCCTGATTTGCGGCACATCGACACGATCACGCTGAAAGAGGTGTTGGGTGAGTAAGACGCTGCCGGCAGCGTTCACCGGACATCTCGCCACACGCTCCCACACCCGCTGCAACATGCTCCTTCTGGATCTTCTGGACGGAACGAGCATCGGGATCACGGACCACGACAAGGACATTGCTTACGACATCGGCGATGGCACAATTACCTATTCGTCGGGAACGGGAATCCTCGCGTCGGACGTGGCAATGTCCGCAAGCCTGGACGCCGACAACTTCGAGGTGCGTGGGCCGATCGGCGACACGGTAACGCTGGCCGCTGTCGTGGGCGGAGTGTTCAACCGCGCCGTTGCGATGCTGTTCCAGGTCAACTGGAAAGACACATCGCAAGGGGCGCTCAAGGTTCTCAAGGGAACCATCTCCGAAGCGAGGGTCGAGGGCGGCGAGTTCGTCTTCGAAGTACGCTCGGACGTTGACCGGCTCAATCAAACGGTGGGCCGAACGATCACCAATAGCTGCGATGCGGACTTTGCGGATCAGGTCAGGTGCTTCGCCGTCGCCACGGAGATTACGGGAACGGTCGGCTCAGTTACGGACGCGATGCAGTTCGTCGTCACCTTTGCCGGTTCCTATGCAGACGACTTCTTCAACAAGGGCACCGTTACCGGACTGACAGGAGAGAACACGGGAGCCGTTTGCGAGATTTACGACTGGACCTCGGCGGGCGGGATCATCTTGTTCGCGCCTCTGGCTGTCACGCCCTCGGTTGGGAACACGTTCACCATCCGCGACGGCTGCGGGAAGTCTCGCGAAGATTGCATGGCGCACAATGCGATCGAGTGGTTTCGAGGGTTCCCCGAGGTTCCGGGAAGCGACCAGGTTTTGAAACCGGCGATTCCGGGCATGGGCAGTAGCAGTTCGGGCAAGGGCAAATGACCTTCGGCGAGCGCGTCGCCAACGAGGCGCTATCATGGAAGGGAACGCCGTTCGTCTGGGGGCAGAGCCAGAAGGGCGTCGGCTGCGACTGCAAGGGGCTCATTGCCGGGGTCGCCCGCGAGCTCGGTCGTCCGGAAGCGGACAGCTTTTACGCGAACGTCGCTGATTATCGGGATGACCGCGCCGTTCCCTCTGGCCTCATTCTCCAGGGCATGGCGGCAACCTTCGACCGAGTGACGATAGACCAGATCAGACTGGGTGACGTGCTCCTCGGCAAGCACAACGGCAAGCCGAGCCATTTCGCGATCTATGTCGGAAACAACACTGCGGTTCACACGCAGATCGCATCCAAGGCATATGTGAAAGCGACCGCGCTCGAAGTCCTGTTTCACTTCTATCCGCTGCATTCTGTGTGGCGCTGGCGGCGAAAGGGTAAATAGTGCCGATACCCAAGCTGCTTGTCACCGCTGCCCTAGCCGCAACCTATGTCGCGCTAGGCATGACCAAGAAGATCAAGGGCCAGCGCCTTGACGAACTTAAGGTTTCCGTTGCCGATTATGGCACCCCCATGCCGCGCTTCTGGGGCATCCGCCGTTTCGAGACGCCGATCATCTGGGCCGAGGATCTGAAGGAGGTTCACACCACCACCAAGACCAAGGGCGGCAAATACGACAATTACAAATACTATGGCACCTGGGCGGCTGTGATTGCCGACCAGGAAATCGACGCCGTAACGCGCATTTGGTTCGACCGCAGGCTGGTCTTTGACAAGACACGCTCAGGCCCGATCACATTGGTGAGCATCCTTCAGTGGCTCTCGCGCCCGGTCAAGGTCGGTGACGGCCACAACATGCGGATTTACCTCGGCACCGAGGACCAGGCGATCGATCGCCGGATGCAGGCATGGTGCGAGGATAGGTACGGTCCCGACTCCTGTCCTGCATACAGGGGCGTTGCCTACATCGTCTTCGAGGAAATCCCGCTTGAGGACTTCGGCAACCGCATCCCGCAGATCACGGTGGAAGCGGTTTCGGTAAAGAGCGCCAATTACCCCTACGAGACAAAGACCACCGAGCTCGTCACCGCCAACAGTCGCTTCTCGTTCAGTCCTGCCGGAAACTGGATGGTGTTCAACACCAGCGCGGGCGGTCAGCTTGAGTGGTGGGATGTCGCGTCACGGACAAAGGT